GCCCCAACCGAATCTCTTCTGTATGGCTCTGAAGATGTTGTATAGAGTTTCGTAACCATCGCATTGGCTTTGTACGTTGTTCCACGCCACATCTCCGCGTTTGGTTATAAGAGGATTCTCCTCAAATCCATGTTTTTCGGGTTTGTGCCATTTCCATCCATCGACATACTTCTCGCCTTCCTGCAAGGTGCTCTCATCGATAGGATTGCCATCGCGGGTGTATCTGTAGACATACTCATCGTCATAAGTATCAATATACTCAACACCATTTTTCTTGTAGTAGACGCTCTCCAGGATATGGTCTCCGTTGTCGTCCTTATGTGTGCATATGACATAGCCATCGTCAAAAGAAAGAATCCTTGACTTGATTCGGCCTTTGTAGTCAAAGTAAAAGAGCAAGCCCACGTCACCGAAGCATAGTTGCTTCTCGACCATGTGTGTCTTCATGCCGTCTTGGTTTCTATTTCTCCAAGCCCGCAGAAACTTTGCGTAATTTTCCTTCTGCTGCTCCGTCGGCTCGTCTCCGTTAAGCGTGAACTGCATTCTATTGCCGGTCAGATGAAGAAGTTTCTTAGCCATGATACGCTTCTGAAAGGCAACTGGAGTAATCTGCTGCTTCACCTCATACAAGCCGTCCTTGAGTCTGACGCATATGGTAGGCAACGAATCATCAAACATAACATCGTGGCAGTTCGGGTCAAGTTCCCTCATGAACTGCTCCTGCGTAACCACATTATACTTGAAGTCCGGCAATCGAGCCTCCCTTGTCTCCCCGATATCGCATGTTTTATTGACGTTAGTGCTGCCAATCCTACCGCCCCTTTTGAAGGGTTCTTTCTGCATCAGTTTCGTGGGGGAGTTAAGCCACTCAAGAATCAAATTTTCGTAATCTGTAGGCATATTTCCTAAATCTTATTTATTTGTTTTCCGTTGCATTTCTCGGCACGAGGTCATACATCTCCATAAGTTCCTCCTTTGTGGGCATGTAGCATTCGTAGCCGTATCTGCAAATATGGTTAAATTTTTTCTCAACTATCACCACTTGGTCTACAACCTGCTCCTGCACATTGAACTTGTCATTGAGTTTTACGCGCAAATCGGTCAGAATCTTCAGCCCGTCCTTCTTCTCTATCTGATTCTCCCTCATCGCCTGCTCCGTGTCCTTGATGAGTTTGATGATGCCTTGCTTGTTCATCTCGAAGGTCACTTCCTCGTTATCGCTTGTCGCTTGCTTGCTATCGTTGCTCTGAGCGAAACTGCCTTTGAGCATCGTCTGAAGATACTTGATGGACGCAGAGTTTCCATAGTGCTTGCTTGCCTCGATATCAAAATCATCGTCACCTCCAAATACGGCCTTATAAGCCACGCGAGGGTCTACGAAGGCGAAAGACGCAAGCCACGCATATGTCACGTCACGCAAGCCGATGCTGTCAAATCCTGCATCCTTGCATGCCTCAATTATGCTCTTTATTTCCTCGTTGTTAATCATTTCCTATTACCAAAGTTCATCGTATATGTTCACCTCATCTCTTTTGTAAATATCTTCCTCCTCGTCATTTCCTCCGTCGAGTACCATTGTTGCGGTCAGTTCCTCGCCATACGGATATTCGAGCAGAGGAAGCATACGCATGGCGCATGGGTCAAGCAAGTCCATACTTCGTCCCTTGCCGAGCATGGCATTCATCTCTTTCTTGGTGAGTAACGTCATCTTGCCACTGCCCACTTCCTTGAATCTAACTACCGCACACTCCTCGAGAAACTCCGCTTGGAATGTGAGTTGCTCCTTCATATTCTGATGCTGATAAATGCTCATGGCTACGCTCTCATCGACACTGAGTTGCTCTCTCTTGATACACTCCACAAGTCTCATGTAGCACTCGTCCTTGAGTTGTCGGGCCATGCGCCCGTAAAGGCCCATTGGGGCGCGGTATGAGACGTAGGGGATAGCCTCCTCTATATAGTCGTTGATATAAGTGCCTCTTACCGCATCGTATATGATATGATTGTTTGCTATGTTATGGTCTGCGGCAAACATCTCAAGCCTTTCCGCATTCATTCGGGGTGTGGATTTCATGAGTATGAGTTTGTCGATGATATGAAGTCCGTCCCATGCGAGGGCAAGGAAGTTATCCGTACCCGTATCGGCAAGGTCGGCAGTCACCCATCCGTCTCCGTTTCGTGCCTCGTCATTGAGGAACACATGGCTTGCCGATGTGGAAGGTATGGGTGCTGAGAGGTCTTCATCCGCGTCCACATTCCAGTTGCCCTCGAGTTGTGCTTGAGCCTCACGTTCACCCATCATGGCAACACTACCTACGTAGTCGGGGTTTCTCTCAAGCGAGGCCTTGTTTTCGGACATGCTACCCAAGTAGAAGGTGAAGGACTTTATCAAGTCTTCGTAGGTGGCCTTTCCTCCTCCACGATTTATTCTCTTGAGTTTTGCGTCAATCTTGACTTTGCAGACGCGGTACACCTCCTCTTTTGTGTCACCCCATACAACGTCATCAACAGTCTCGCCATTAATGTAGAAATATCTTATTTTGCCGTTGCGGTCTTCGCGGATAAATCCGTCAGGGCCGATATACCAATCGAGGAACTTGCGAAGCCAATGAGACCGCTTCGGGTTGGTGGTCATGCGCATCTTGCCAGTCCATTTCGCCTTGCCGCGGTTACGGGAGGCGAGGGTGACGAACGCAGTCCATGTGAAACCAGTGCCCTCGTCAAAGTAAATCAAGTCGTACTGACGACCCTTGAATCGTTGCAATATCTTGTTCTTGTCTTGGTCTGCAAGGTGAGTCACGTCCACTCTTGCCCCGCTCGGAAAATCAACATGCGGGTTGCCGCTCTCGGTTATCTTGCATCCCTTCTCGCCATAGCACTCCGTGAAGGTATCAAGAATACCACCGCCCGCCTTCAAATCATCAAGGTTATTGCGGAGGAAGCAAGCACGAAAACGTCCGTCAAGGGATGGCTCGGCCACCGAAAGCACTGCTCCGAAGGACTTGCCACTATTAAGTACGCCGCCCCCCACAACAAAGTCAATATTGGAGCGGACAAACATCTCCTGAAAGCCTGCTTGCGGTCTAATAACGACTTGTTCTTTGCTTGCTTCTTGCATCTTTGATATTCTAATTGGACACAAAATAAGATTATATAACACCTTATATATGTGTAATGAAAGTAAAAGTAATTGCACTATGCAATTACTATACTTATTATTATTGTTAATAAATTAATGTAGCCTTACATTTGTGCCAAAGATGCACTTTTGACATTTTTAACATACATAATTATGAAGTTTACAAAAGAACAGGCCTTTGAACGCCTCAAAGGTCTTCTGACTGAAAACGGCAAGACACCCTTGCACATGTCAGAGAGAAGCATCAATGAGCAGTTAGACACCCTAATGCCCTTGATTGCAGATGATGAGATGGAACTTGATGCGTTTGTCGAAAAGGTGACACCCACCTTCAAGACAATGAACTCCAACGTGAAGAACGACCAGTCGGCCTTCGTGAACGACTGGAAGGAGAAACATCCTGAACAGAAGCCTCCTCAGACCACACCTCCCGCAAACGAAACGCCCGAGATGAAGGCCATGAGGGAAAGACTTGAGGCTCTGGAGAAGAAAGAAACCGAGCGTCAGGAGTCCGTTACCTTGAGCGAGAAGAGGACTTCCATTCTTGCCAAACTCAAGGAAAAGGGCATCAAGGATGAAGAGTGGTGCAAAGGCATGCTCGATGAAATCAACATCACCAAAGACACCAATGTAGATGACAAGGTTGCTAGTCTTGTGACATTCTACAACAAGTACAAAGCCTCGTCACGCGGTGTTTACACACCAAGAGGCGGGCAGAGTTCTTCAGATGATGGCAAAGGTGAGTTTGATGATGTTAAGCAAGCACGTCAGAGACAACTTGGCATTACTGAGGAACAGAAGTAAGCCAATCTGCATGACAGTAACTCTTCTTCTATCAAATCGTAAACTGAGATAGGAGTTTGTCAACATTATCAACAAAAAAAGAGATTAGACACATGGATTTGAAAAATCAGAGACAGGGTATCTACAATGGCCGCGTACTTGTGCAGCAGGAGGCAAAAGTTGGCGGACACAGGCAGGTCTTTGTCAAACTTCAGGGTGGCGCAAAGAATGAACTTGTGTTTCCTCCGTTAGGTTGTCGTCTTCTTAACCCCTTCAAGGGCTATGCGAAGTTCTTCGCAGGTGACCTTGTAGAGTATAAGGCTGATGGCACGGGTTATATCCTCAAGACCTATGAGGTAGCAGAAGCCACAGACAGCACCACAGTCAAGATAGTCCGCAACGGCTATCGTCACATCCCCTTCGTGGGTGATATTCTCATGGTTGCCCCGAGTGAACTTTCGGGCACAGGTAAGGCGGTAACAGTAACCGCAGTTTCAGCAACCACCGCAACCATCGGTGGCAAGTCAGTAGACATTTGGAGTCTGACCACATCCGATGCGCTCGGTGAGGTAGCGAAAGGTGCTATCTTGGTTGAGGCCAAGGCATCGGGCAACGGCAAGGAGATGCTCGTTCAGAATCCCAACATGGTACTGCCTTGGGACATGGATTGCATCTACGACCCCACTTCAACCGCACATCAGGGTGATGAGTCACAGGACACCGACTTCGAGAACGCACGTTACCTCTTTGACCCCATCATCGAGGCCGTCATGTATAAGAGCAAGATGTCACCTCTGCCCGCATGCGTAGAAGCCGTCAACGGCTCACGTGTGGATGGATGGTTTGTCATGAATGCTCTTGCCAACATCTCCAATGAGGGTTCGGCTCTTGCCAACTTCTACACAAAGAGTGAGGCTGACGAGAAGTTCTCTGAGAAGGACGATGTTTATGCAAAGGATGCAGCAGATGAGAAGTTC